TAGGAAAAATACTTGGAATTAAAGTAAAAATATTACCGAATGGTAAAATAGAACTAAAATGAAAAAACCTTTTGCGGACTTACTTGTCACAGAGTCAGAGTATCAAGGAAAGAAAGTCAAACTCAATGACCCTATCCGTACATCTGAAAACCCCAATAAAAAATTTAAAGTATATGTAAAGAATGAAAAGGGTAAAGTCGTAGTAGTTAGATTTGGTGACCCAAACATGGACATCAAAAGAGACGACCCAGAAAGAAGAAAATCCTTTCGTGCAAGACACAATTGTGATAATCCTGGCCCTAAGTGGAAAGCGAGATATTGGTCATGTTATCAATGGAGAGGTTCTGCAAAAGTAGACAATTGAGAAATAAATTACTTAATGTACATTATGTAGGTGGAAACGGTGGTGAGTTCTTTGCCACTATGATGCAAAATCATTCGGCGTTTGAGTTTCATGAAGATTGTAATAACGACCCCAACGCAGTAAAATACGAATTTAAAAGAGACCAGTTTGATAACTTATCACAATACTATTTGGGTTGGGGTATAGATGATGAATGTCTTACAAACTATAGTCCTAAAGATTTCTTCCAGAAGTTATGGGTCACTTCTCCAGACAAATGGACACTTAGAGTAGACCATGGTTATGGATATAACACTCAAACAGAAGAATGGAGAAAAGGATTATATACAGATTGGAATGTTTCTAAAACAATAATACTTAACTGCACCGAGTCAGAGGGTGCGACATATTGTCGTGACTTATGTTATCAAAAAGTATTTACAGTAAATGATTACAAAGTTTATCAGAACCACACACAATTTATTAAGGATAATAATGTCACACCAGAAGATAATTTAAGAAAATGGGGAGAAGTTTTTTTTTACGATAAAGAGTTTGCACTTTCTAAAATTGGAGAGATGTTGTGGAGACACAGACCTAATTTCCATAATTTCTGGGAGAACCCTTTACAATTCAATATAGACTTGACAAAAGAGTATATTGACTTGATACCAGAGGGATATGATTATCTGGAAGTAGACCCTATGAAAGTATTGCATACCGAAGATGAAGTAGAAAGAGAAGAACAATTGATTAGAATATTTGATTATCTAGAATTAGACTACAGTATTTTAGATGAATGTATGTTATTATGCGAAAAATACATGAAAGATAATAGAAATAAATATAAGTTTGGTATACAGAGAAGTTAATTTGTATAAATAAAAGTATAATTATTCATATGGGAACAAATGGTCAAGGAAACACAAACTACCCGACTGGATAGGATAGAAGATAAAATCGATAAACTATCCGATGCAATAGTCTCACTCGCAAGAGTAGAAGAGAAAATTGCAAGTATGGAAGCACAACTGGTCAATGGTCATGACCGTATGAATAAACACGGAATTAAACTAGATGCGATTGAGTCGCAAGTGCAATCAAACGCACAAACAGTCTCAGTGATACATAAAGTATTCTGGATTGTGATTGTTGCTTGTTCTACTGTAGTCGCATCTGTCATCGCAAATATGTTGTGGGGATAAAAATGACAGACGTAAACAAAAATATATTCGAAGCATACAAAAGTATGTACGAACCAAAAGAAGAAGTACTTGACGAAAAGGTTAAAAAAGAAGATGCATCTAACGATAAGTCAGATGACGGTGAGGGATTGGATAAAGTTGACCCTAAAGCAGTCAAGAAAAAATTCAAAGACCGTAAAGACCAAGATATCGACAATGACGGAGACGTAGACTCTTCTGACGAATATCTCCACAAAAGAAGAAAGGCTGTATCAAAAGCAGTATCTAAAGAGTCATTTACTGTAGATGACATTCGTGCGATGTGTCACTCTAAAGACCATGATTGTGCAACATACGTTGAACACCCAGAGTTTGGTTTAGGTAAACCAGTATACGAGTCTCACGCAATACCAGATGAAGACGGACATGTCGCATGGTATGATGTTGAGTTTGCACATGGTATTGAAGAACAAGTACCCGCAGAGGACATGCAAATTCTTCAAACAGAAGACCACAAAGGTAATGGTAAAAAGAAAAAAGAACCAATGCAAGATGACACAGTCATCAATGTGGACAACGATGAAGAAGAAGCACCACAAGTGGACTCAGACGAAAAACCAATGAAGAAAAAGAAACCACCAATGCCTCCTAAGAAAGACAATGGTGAAGAAGGTGACGATGTCGAAGAACCAGAAGATGACGGTAAAGATGTCAAAATTATTTCTAAAGATAAGAAAAAGAAAAACGGGAACGGGAACGGTAATGGTAAAACTGCAGAAATCTCTAAGATTGGAGAAGAGGTTTCTGAGTTTACTTCTCTTATAAACGAACTAATGGCTGTTGATGCGGTTGGTAAGAAGAAGAAAGAAAAGGACGGTTCTGAACCAGAAGAGAAAGGGGAAACTGCATCTGACGGAGAGAAAGAGTTTAAAGACGCACATGGTAAAAAAGATGTTGCGGTAGATGTTGATGACGCAATCAAACAAACTACTAAGACTGCACAAGATACCAAAAAAGGTAAACATGTGAAAGGTCAAACTGCAAAAGGTGATACGAATATTATACCTTCAACTAAAGCTCCAGTTAAAGGTGAGAAAGAAGTCAAGGACGGAGAAGGTAAAAAATCTGTCACTAAAGAGTCTACTCTTATGGACTTAGCAGTTCAAGCACTTAAAGGTAAAACTGTTCCAGAAATGAAAAACATTATCGCAAGTCAAGAAAAAGAAAAAAATCCTTTTGATGCAAGAACTAGAGATGCAAAAGCATTTTTAGAAAGAATGCACAAAAGAAAAAATGGTAATGGTGGACAATACAAAGATAAAGACCCTAAAGATTTACCAATGATTAAATCTGGATACGGTAAAGGTAAAAAAGGAGATAAGTAATGGCAAATAAACCAGTTGCACCCGCATGGTGTGAAAACGCAATACCTACTGCAAACGGTTGGGAAGACCCAGACACAGGCGAATTATACGTGAGTGGTGGATTTACTACAGAAGAAATAGATTTATTTCACGGTAAGTCTGCACCAAAAGGTGCCCAAGTATTAACCGAAGCTCCAGTAGGAAACAAGTCTATAGACGATATGACTAAACTAGAACTCGAAGCACTTGCAAGAACCAAGGGTGTTGAGTTAGATAGAAGAAAGTCTAAATCTAAACTTTTAGAGAAAGTAAAGGGTCTTTTTAGTTAGAATTGATATACATACTAGTATATCATGAAACTGACGAAAGATAATTTATTACTCTATGCTGCTCAAAACTATTACAATCCAAAGTGTATTGATAGTGAAGAGTTCCTTGAAGACTTAAAACGATTTAAATATATCAAACGATTACTTAATCGTTATCGTGATAGTGGTCAGTTATCTGAAAGACTCATTCTCAATCATCTTATTGTAATCTTCAATGTCTTTGACATTGAGGCTGGTCTCAACATTCTAGAACTTAAACTCGAAGTAGATTACTGGAACGTAATCAAACCTTTTCTTTTATTCCTTAATGTTATTAAAAATGACGAATACACCAATATCAAAATGGATAAAAAAGTTATTGAGAAGTTAAGAGAAATCAAAAATATATAAATACAGACATGGGAATTCTAAAATCAGCTGCGGACTTTGTATATACAATTCGTTTTCTAAAACTACTTACGACACCTTTTGAAAAAATGGGTGCGTATGAGATTGGTCTGATTGACAAAGACGGAAAGGTAGATAAGAAAAGAAAAGAAGAACTTAAATTATCTATGGACGGTAGAATGGATTTATCTACTCACTGGACTTCTTTTATTAGATTAGTTGTAAACATAAAGAAACTAATGGCAAAAGTGCCTGCGGGTAAATCTGCAATTGCAAGATATGGTGCAGCTTTATATCTTATCAAAGAAAGTGGTAATCTAAATGATAAACAGATACAAAAAATACATAATGAAACTGGTATTGATATGTTAGATATTCTTGCAGAAGATACGCAGTGGTTTATGTTAGAAGACAAACAACTGTCGCCTGGGGTCTATAGAATGAAACATGAGAGTATGTCATGTATCTATGAAGAAACAAATAAAGATGACCAGATAAGAATTCTTGAAGAAGAGTCAAAACCCGTAGGAGAAGTCTTAGGACTTGATATATATTCTGCAATTCATTTACCCACAAATAAAAGAATGTATGTGACTACGGGAGATATCACCAAGTGAGACTCAAAACCTATATAGAAAC